CAATATCCGCAATAGTGAGAATGACTTTCTTCTCAGGGAAGAGTTCGTCATAGACTTTATTATCACGGAAGATATGAATAGCAGTAACGATTCTGCGAGAGCCTTTGAAGTAATGGCAGTCCCATAGGATATTGCCAATAGCAAAGTTGTGCGCAGGAAACTTAGCGTTAAGTTCTCTCTCAAGCAGACTCATCTGATTGAAAGTCAACTTAAAGGGCATCTTGATGCGACGACCATTATCCCCTCGGCGGTCATTATAGATGCGCCAAACACCAGCATCGAGGTTGATATTCAGAGACTTACAAATCTTTCTTAGGTCTTTTACAGTTGGGTCAATATACTTTCTCATACTATTATTATATCAAAGTTCCTTAAAAATATTGCGCTGCTCTTGAGAGCAAGCATCTACGATTTCAATCCATCTGAAAATTCTGAGAGAGTCTTCGCTGAAGAAAGGCATATAGTATGGGCATTCATCATACACAATCCTATCAAGCCTTTCTCCGAAGTTAGACCCTAACAGTTCAACTTCTATCACTATAGGGGCTTCCATTCTCCGTCCCAAAGATAACGAAACTCTTGGCGCTCTTCATACAGACATCTATCCAGCGAAGAGTAAGTTCTATATTCAGTCCCCTTCTCGCCTCTATCACGCCCATACGCGACAGTAATGTCTGTATGAGGATTACTGAACGTATGACTGCCCCCGTCTGGGATATCTACCTCCCTGCGAACGCAAGACACGTCTCCGAGATCAATAAGGCGCTGAACTTTGTCTTCATCTTGATAATGCTCTTGAAGCATTTTGAGAAGATACTCCGGATAACCATCAAAGTGATTATAGATAGCGCGGTAGGTATCTCCTTGCTTAGCAATGATTGTTGCGTGAGTTCCCATATATATTAGTAGTTAATGTCTTGACCGTTAACAACGGCCCAAATCTGGTCTTTATGTTTGTGAACAATAACAACAAACTCAGATTTATTGCGATGAAGTTCTTCGATTACGTGAAACTGAGGTAGAATACAAGTAGAGAAGCCGTTCTTAACTTGCTCTACAAACATTTCAGAAGATTTGAGAGAGTCAAAAAGGTTATACCCCATTTCATAATCTTCGCATTCATCGAGAATATAGATATCGTAGAAGTTCTCAGCGATATACGTATAGATTTCCTTTACAGTATAGTTTACAGTAGTTGTTTGTTTCATTTTATTTTAGTTATGTTGAGGTGGGTTATGGTAGCGGTTAGTAGGTGGGTTCATACGCTTGCGAAACTCTTGAACAGCCTTATCAGCGGCCTTCTCAGGAGTATTTTCAGGTTCGTCCCACAGATTATCTTCGCACCCTGCTACAGGAGTTTCAGCGCGCATCGCAGTCTGATAGATGCCCATCCAGAAGGACATCTCAGTCTCATTTTGAAAAAAGATACAACTTTTACTTTTCATATTATTATTATATCAGAGTTCCTTTTAGTCTTTATTTGGGAAGGTCTGTCCCAAAGGCAATGTAATACCAGTGCTTGAGGAACTTCACTCCCCCCTTTGTAATCATGTGGTCTTTGTGAAGTTCCTCAAGCCATTCTACCAAAGTATCAATATCGCGAGTGATATTTTTAATATCTTTAATGGACATTTTCCTCTTCTTCATTTAAAGTGGTAGGGAATACAGGTTCCGCCCCTGTTCCTTCCGCGTGTAAAGCGGACATTCTACTATTGAACTAATCCCCCAGTAAGTTATTCAGACTCTTCCTCGCCGTTAACGAGTTTAGCGCAAAGGTTCCAGGTCATTCCCATGACCGTCATTGCTACAACTCTCTCCGAGCCGTTAAGTTGCTCGCACCATTTCATGAGTTCGTCCATACTCTTAGGTGTATGAAACAATCCTGCAGGTTTAAGTTTGACTGTATCGGTCATGTAGGTATCTTTCTATTTGGGTTAAAATATTTGCTCTAAGTTTTATGGTTAATGGCTCTCTCAAATGACTATATAGTCTATATTCAATATCTATATTCTTTTCTAAGCCTTCATTTATAAGTCGTCTAACTACCCATACCTCATCTAAGGCATTACTAACAATATTATTAAATAAATGATGGCTGCGTTCCCATTCGCTTTTCATATTCATACTGCGCTTGATTAGCCATAAAGTCGCCTCTCATAGTAAGCAACTTAAACTCTTGAGCGCTGCGCGACACATCAAGAAAGTTCTTGAGCATCTCCAGGCCGACTCGTTCGAAGAAACTTCTCGCTTCTCCCCACGTTTCACATTTTTCAATCTCTTCGTTAAACTGTTCAATATTAGTAATCTCTTTCATACATTTATTATATTAAAGTTCCTTTTTCGTATAGTATAAAAACAAGTTAGTCTTAGTATCAAAATTGCTGACTTGAGAACAATATTCCCGCATAGCAGCCATCGCTTTACCCTCCATAGTGCTTGTAGGGCTACAAAGTTGCCGCTCTATGTTCTCTCGCGTAGCATTCAAAACATTAGACGCTATACATTTATACAAATGACTTCTCATCAATAAAAAAAATATTGTGGTGCCGATAAATCATTGTAAGCATGTCGACATAGTAGTTAAGAGGTAGTTTTTGACCCACGTGGGTCCATATATCATTACTGACCCTCTTGTTTATATTATCGACTATAAGCGGCACTATCCATTCTAAATGCTTATCTTTTGAAAGTTCCCAAATTTGTTCGTAGATTTGGTGATTAGAGTCATTCATTATCCTTCTTTCGGTAAGCATTGCTCCCGTGCTCCGCCAGCCAATCATTAGAGCAATCAAGATGAACATCTATCATACTTGATACTTCCTCTGAAAAGTTAGTGAGTAGCATACCCTCTAAATAAGATACAACGCAAGTATCATTACCATATCTTCGACGAAGAGTATCAATAAGATTTCTTACCTTTTCTGAATGAGTCATTCTGGATTGGAGTTAGGGTTAGACCATTGATAGACGGATTCGCCATAGCAGTTCAGGTTAAGAACTTCAAGATATTCTACGTCTTTATCTTCCTTGAGATTGTTAACAGTCGTAAAAACATCATCAATGTCGGAAACCTCTTCAAAGGTCTTACTACTATCTCCTCGCCATACCAACACAATATATCTATCCATATTTATATTATACAAAAGTTCCTTATACCTCCGAGCGGCCCATCACTCGATGAACCCCAGAGCCCCGCCCGGTATTACGACCATAAGGGTTATACTTCCTATGGTCAGCGAACTGCTGAGGAGATACAACTTGCATCTCGCCAGCGGTCTTATGCCCGAAGCACATTACGCCCTTTACCTGCGGCACTCGCTCAGCGCAAACGCGGCAATAGTTATAGCCTGCCTCAACGCGCGCCTCAGACACCTTATTAAAGCAATGAATACACTCCATATTAGATGATGCTATTATTGATAAGAGCGGCATAGACCGCATACTTAGCCTCGTCATCAGAGATGCCTCTAAAGACATCAATCAGAAACTGCTCACCAAACTCAGTTCGCACACTCTCCATAAGAGGAGCAGCACAGCCAGGATAAGTTTCCAGTCCCATCCTTGCAAGGGTTTGGTCGATATTATTATTCCAATTTTCTTTCAGATTTTTAACTTCCATACGTTTATTATATTATAGTTCCTAACAAAAAAACTTCACACTCTCAAGATAAATACGGTCTGCCAATCTTTTCATATCCCACGTCGGCAACGACTCACAGACTTTATCCCACACTTCATCAGTACATCGCTTACTCAGCGCTTTATAGAGGGGGTCAATAAGATTACTTTCGATAGGGAGTATGTTATCTCCGATTGGTATTGTCATAGGTTAAAATTTAAGGCGGGTAGCATAACGCTACCCGCCACTCACACGCAGGGGTCAAACAATAAATCTAAGGGCGTAGGCAAACGCAAGAGCAATACCCAACCCGATACATCCCCCGAGGATGTAATAAGCAAACTCTTCCAAGTTATTCATCGCACATCAAAATACTTAGACATAGTATTGAGAAGATTATCATAGTCGCCTGACATAGACTCCTGGAGCATCTTCTCGACTTCTTCTTTCGACCATCCAGCCTTTTTAGCAGCACGCCGCGCTTCACCAAGAATAGAAAAAGCATTTCCATCCTTACCAATGATTTTAAGTTTAGGTTTCATATACTATTATTATAAAGAAGTTCCTTTTCCAAAATATTCCTTGATTTGATGTTTTACATTTACAGCATCAATAGTTTCCAACCAGACCTTTTCATCAAAAATCTGTCGCCGCAAGCCAGCAAAAACTTTATACCGTGGGGTATATCCCGCCTGATAGTTTATCTGCGTATCAAGAGCGGATGCGATATTAGACTGAACTTGAGACCATACACAAGTATGAGACTCATAAAAAATATCACTCTTCATTCAAAATTTCTTCAATACTCAGTTCTTCTTCTCCAAAAGGAATACAATGCATACTCCATCCAGTTGATTCATCGAAGTTCTCTCTTGTAACAATGGCCGTATCTCCCTTTCTCCATGCCGAGCCATCGCTCTCATAGCGAGCGATATCTACAGCCTCTTCTTCAGACTCAGCCATTACATATACAATGTCTTCGATTCTTACTTTATATAGTTTTTTCATATTATTCTTCTTCGTCGTAAAAAGGATCTTCTCGCGTTCTGAGAAGATAATCAATCCTCTCAAGCTGTTTAATAATCATATCATGATTAAGAGTAATATTACGCGCTATATAGATTTGAGCGCATATATCATAGCACACCTCCTTTGGGTCTCTTTTTAGATCATCATTCATACAGTTATTAGTTCATCAATATCCAAGCACTGAAAGTTTACACCATCATACTCCATTTTAGAAGAGGTATGAAAATGTCCAAAATACCATGCTTTAATATTATTCGTTTCTTTAATAAGATTATATGTAAGTTCCATATCCTTTCCTTCTTTCAGCAAATCTTCTGAAAGGGTTGGGTCTACTTCACATAACCTTTCGACAAAAATATTGTTAATACAGCTCAACGGCTTAGCGAATATAGGGCATGTATGAGATACTACATAGTCGCATCCCTCAACACCTTTAAGAAAGTTCTCGTTGTAGGAGTATCTTTCCCCGCTCCACCAATCTCTATTTTGCTCTCTATATTGCCTATCAATAGAGACGGCGCCGCCAAGGAAGAGAAACTTTTTGCCTTCAATCATACGAGTAGTATCGCAAAGAAACTCTACACTTCCAACCTTCGTATCAAACAATGAGGGATTATCGTGATTGCCTCTAATGACTAAAAGTTTACAGTTCTTTTCCTCAAACCTATAAGCAAGATGTTTAATCTTTTCTGAGTGAATAAATCCAGCGCCAAAGTCTCCTACTTGAATAAGAGTATCTCCTGGTTCAGCGAACTTATCGAGCCAGTCGATAAGCAATTTTGTATGACCGTGAATATCGCCTAGAATAAAAACACTCATTAAAGCTCCTCTTCTAAAATAGTTCCAACTACTTCATAGGTGCCGTAATTTCTTAGCAAGAGAATATAGTCGCCATATTTTTCGTCTCCTATGGCATGTCGTCCAGACGAATCTAAAACAAATCCATACCCAAAAGGAGAGAATACAACAGGAGCGATTCCGCCATCATATTTTACAATATCTCCTTCATAGATTTCGACTCCATTCTTGTCTTTGAGGCCAATATATTGTTGAGGAGCATAATCTAGACTACCGTCAAACTCTCCCAAATAGCGTCGCACGCACCTCAATTGCTGTTTAGGTTTAGCTGCAACCTCAAAATCGTATACTTCTTCATCGTCGGTAAGATATCTATTACCATTCCAAATTCTAAATTTAATCTCTCTCATTTACAATAATTCTGGATTTTCAAAGATGTTGCCGATAACTTCCAAATATGCGCAAGCCTCTACATAAAATGATAGAGAATTGGCAGCGGATAGTTTAAAGAGGCAAAATCTATCGTCATATAACACTTCCGCTTTAATGTTATGATAAGTCACATGAAGAATATCTCCTTCATAGATTTCTTTACCATTTTTGTCTTTGAGACCAGTATATTGTTGAAGAACCAAATTTTTAGTATATGATGCGAAATTCCCCCATTTAGACCAAATACCGCCTTCTATTTTAAGATAAATCCACTCTCTATCGAATTTCCCGCCTGAGTGATGGAGATACTTTTCTCCGTCCCATGCTCTAAATTTAATTTCTCTACTCATTTCAATAATTCTGGATTTTCAAAGATGTTGCCGATAACTTTAAAACTCTTATCTTCCATAATAAAGAGCTTATATTTTCCAACGGCCCAATAAGAATGATTCCAATGTATAATTCCAGCGTATGATTTCTTTTGGGACTGCGTTTGGGCGTTTTCCATATTGCATGTTACAATATCTCCTTCATAAATTTCTTTACCATTTTTGTCTTTGAGGCCAATATATTGTTGGAGAGTGAAGTTGTCTTCAAAACAATCTTCACATTCGCTATAATCCCCTTCTTCACATTCGCTCAGAAAAATCGGACGACCGCTTGAATCCCAATATCCATCAGATAAAAATTCAATATTTTCAAAGAAGCATTTAAGATGCTTATCCCAAATTCTAAATTTAATTTCTCTGTTCATTCGGTTTAAAGCTTAACTGTAGGGGAAGTATTAACCATGGGCTTACCGCAATGCGGGCAAGGCACCCATCCTCCATAAGTTTGATTTACTGTTTGAGCTGCTTGAACTTTAGATACTTCGGCTAAGAGAGCCTGCGCATATTCTACAGCTTCCCTAGCATGTACTTCGGGAGAAGTTGTCCTACCAGAAGCTAAGAATCCTTGTAGAGCCATTGCTGCTACTTGCTCAAGTTTAGTTAAAGTATTCATTTATTTATATTATATGAGAGTTCCTTAGCGTCGATTGTTCTCAATAATCAGAGAGATAATACCCAAAGCAAAAAGCGCCAGAGCATAAGTTCCATAATCAGTTTGCATTTTATTATATTAAGGTTCCTTCTCGTCAGTTACTTTTTTTGTTTTTTCGAGTTCATAGAGTAGGTCATCAGCAAGACCAACTGAATCTTCTGCGAGTCTGAGAAAGGAACATTTAGCAAACTTTGGATGCGCTAATAGCCCCTGCATTGCCGCGACCGCAGCGATAAATCGTTGTTGTTCTTTGTTCATTTATTACCCCTTTCAATCTCCGGGTTGCGGGATTCCTTGAATTTGGCAAGAGCAGAAACGGCAAGCTTGTTTCCAGTCGCCCAAAATCCATTGTCGTCATCTGCGTAAGTATCGTCATTATCCACATACCATTGGAGTCTTTTACTCAACTCTTCATTGATTGCGTAGGACTCGTTCAGTTTGCGCTCAAGCTGGCGGGCCTTCGATGAATGAACGACATAGCCGCCATCAAAATTTGGAATGGTGACCATGTATTTTTGGCGCTTGGCGTGCCATGTCACCCGCCACTCAGCCTCATCAACATTTGGCGTATCGCTCATCACTGCCTCCTTCCATTTTCCGATTGTGCGCAGAAAAGCTTCTGCTCGTTGTCGGGCGGTTGCGTGTTGCGGATATTTTGTAATTCCGTTAAGCTTACCTCGGTAGGATTGAATCCTAGAAGCCCCCCCAAACCCTTTCCTCAAAAAATCTTCTGCTTCGTGCATCGCGTTCAGATCGCGGCAGTAGCTGGGTGGGGTAATTATTTCCTCGCCACTCGGTCCCCAGCAAATACCTGCATCCGCTGTTGGCTTCCACCTGCAAGCCTCCGCAATCGCAATATTAATTTCTTCGTCTGTCATTTCTTCCCCTTCCATGCGAGTCCCACGCGCCTCATTTCAGCGTTGTGCAGTTCGCAAATTCGCGAAAGATTGTATGAGCGGACGCGCTCAGCACCGGTTTCAATTTCACCCCGACCCTCAAATGCCACCCATTGATTCCACGATGGGGGATCTGTTACTTCGCGGACGTAGACACCTTTTCTTGTTGAGCTGGCGAGTGCATTTTTAATGGCATACTCCTTAGCGGTGTATATACCAGAGAGAATGGTTCCATCATAAGCTACATTTACCCATCCCTCAACCAGCTTTGGAGCAGGTCGATATTTTTCAATAGTATCTACAACTTTTGACGCATCAAACGAAGACCAGTAATCGTCTGCGTTTTTTACTAAATCTGCAAGTTTAAGTGCAGCCTCAAAAAATTCTTGTTTTTCTTGTTCAGTCATGATTATTTTGTTTATTATCTAAAAATGAAATACATGAATGCCACAACCATAATTACAGCTCCAATACTTTCAATTGCTTCGTTCCAGTTAATTTCCGCTAACATATATTTGTATTATATTGGGGGTCCTTATTTTTTAAAGCTTTTAATAGTTTCACGAGCTTCCATCATTCGCGGAGATTGCATAGGACTATCCCATTTAATTCTTTCAAGAGCAGATTGATAAAAATCTCCCGTTACTGCCTGATAAATGAACTCTTGATGCTCTCTACTAGCGCTATCAAAGTAGTCCATAAGCATCAAAAAGGTCATTTCGAAAGCGGAGGATAGAATCTTGTCGTTATCGTGCTTGATCTTATGCTCCTCTTCTTGTAGCAGCTCTCCTAGCGAGCTCAGTACATCGGTGAGACCTCTCTTCTTAAGCTGCAATTTAAGAACGTGTTTTGTTTCGGGGGACTTGTTCATTTATATTATTTTATTGGGGTTCCTTTAGAAGGGTTGTGATGCTGGTACCTTCTTTAAGAAGATTAATTTCTCGAGCCTTTATTACTAATAGATTTGGAACGACTGACCATTTAGCGCGATCTCTTTCTCTTTCATATCCCTTTACCTCGAGATAAATATCATAATCTGGCAAATAAAAATCTGGGAAATAGCTACGGTCGCTATTTTTCCATTTATATGTGAAAGGCTCTATCTTGTTAGTCCATTTAATATTAGCAGCATCAAGAGCTTGAGCTACCTGCAATTCCCACTTACCTAGAAGTATGTACCCTTTATATTCTATTCGTCTAACTCTCCCACATACATTGTTAATTGAATAAGAATCTGGATTGCTCTTAACAACCTCTTTCATTATATCGCTATGTCTCTTTCTTTTTTCCTCAGACCAGGGACCCTGCTTGAGACCAGACTCTCTTAATTTTTCTCTTGTCTCTTGCGAAACAATATACTCTCTACCATCCTGTCTAGCTTTAATAGCTCCGTTTGAAATTGTCCCGCGATTTCTTTTAGCTTTTAATGCCTTTTGTCTAGATTCTTGGGTGATATAGTCTGTTATTTTTGCACGATTAGGATTATTTCTGCACAATCTTTCGTGGTTTCTCAAACTATTTAAATTCTTGCAGAATTTATTACAAAATTGACAATTGCCAGGAGTATTTACGTGCGTATTATAAAATACTTTGCAAGCTTGTTTTAAATGATAATTAGTATAGCTAGTTTCGTCTCTGCACCATGTACCGCAATGAGGGCACTGATATCCTATTCCATCAAACGATCCACCGCTCCATCTATTTATTTTTTCCATAAATATATTTATGGGAGTCGATCGCTTTTACTGTTCGGTTTACTTAAAAATGGTACGCCAGGTTGGATTCGAACCAACGACCAAGGGATTCTGGTTTGTGTTAATTACTTAACTCCCTGGACTTTCTCTTCACCATAACTTTCGTCTTAGGTGGGTGCCGTCAAGTCTCTACACGTTCCTCTTTCGAGGCTTCGCTCGGGATTGCCCTCCTCTCGGATAGGGTTTCCCCGAATTTGACACCATTCAAATCAAACTTTCGTATTGAAGTGCACTAAAAAAATGAGTCCCCTGCTCTAACCACTGAGCTACTGGCGCTTTTTAAATCCTTTCTTGTTAAATTGATTCGTTTTAAAATTCACAATTTAATATAAGATATACTCTCTCTTATACAACTATTATATCAAAGTTCCTTTAATCTTTTCCTATTAAATTTCTACCTCGACCAACTTATCAGAGCTATCAATATCGTAGTAAGACACCGCTTCATCTCCATACGCATATTCCATATTATTACAAACCCAGCACTCTTCTTCACTATACCACTCAATAGTAGATCCGGTATTAATAACAACATGATCACTAGTTCTAAAAATTGTATCGACAGTCTCTTCTAGCGCTTTCATGAGCACGTCCCGGGTAATCCACACGTCAGAGGCGCGCCTATACCAGTCACTTTCCTCAAACTCATCTTGTAGAATCCTCGCAATATTTTCATCCAAAAAGACTACATCTTTTGGCATAATCTTTGATAGTCGGGTGTCGGATACTTCTCGCGCTCCAGTTTTATTTTCTTCAGCAAGCTTAATAGCTTTAGCGATCTCGCTAGCTAGCTTCTTCAAATCTTCTACATTTTCAGTATCAACAGTAATTTTCATATTTTTTTCTCTTATATAACTATTATATCAAAGTTCCTTTGCTTTAGCCCTGACACTAGATCTGACATTATTCCAGACATTATTCCAGACATTATTCCAGATATTATTATAGACACTACGCCTGACATTAGTCATAACATTATCACTGACAGTCCCGACAATAACACAGATATTATCCCTGACATTATCTCTTACATTAACCAAGGTACTATCCTTGATCCTATCATAGACACTATAGCTAATTTGCTCTTCTAAAGTCATAACGTAAAGTTCCTTTGACTCTATTCTGAATAGAATTTACTACAGCGATACATTAAATATCTTTCATAGTATCTCCCATATACAACATACCATCGAAATAATTAGCGCTCCAGAGATAACCCTGGATATAAGATTTAGTAGCAATATCGTAGTAAAGTAAATTTTCCATGGTCATATTTTTTTATAAATTATGGCTGTAATGAATATAATCACTAACGATATACCTTAGGTTACTTGCTTCTCGAAGTTTATTGACAATATGCATTTCAACTTGAAATTTAAGATTAATATTTGAGCTGAGACTGTCTCTTACAGGTTCGAGACTACAAAAAATATCACTCCAAATCTGAACTTCTAGATTCATAGCGGGTTTTCCCTCATTCGATGATAAATATAAATGTCTAAGCCGTTAGTAACAATATTATCTCTAATAGTATCAACTGCGCCCATTACATTGGCTGCAGTTTTGCTATAAATTAAAGAATATAAAGATTCGGGAAGAGATACGCGTTGATTACATTTATTTAAAATAATAATTCTGCTCGTTGTTGGGTCATTCATTTAACTGTGTGCTTTTTTAAAAGATCTCGTGATGAATGTAAAACCTGGCGGCGGATATTGCGCCATACTATTTGCTCAATAGGGAATTGAGTGCTATTAAGAGCATTAAACCAAGCAGATGTGCTCATATTATTGCTTCGTATATCTTGCAAGCCATCACTAACATTATCTATAACATTTTTCAAAACATCATCAAAAATTGTTTTATATACGCATATATCCATTTTTAAAAGAGCTCTCCCTCGTGGACTCGAACCACAATATACCTTATGAGGGCTTCCAGGTTAACAGCCTAGCACCCTACCATTGAGTTAAAGGAGAATTAAAGTATTAGTTGCGGGAGAGAGAATCGAACTCTCAGCTATGGGTCATGAGCCCATAATGTTACCATTACACCCCGCGATTTTTATTTAATGTGTAAATTTTGTTCTACAACGTTATTATAACAAAGTTCCTTACAAAAATTTTTCGAATGATCGTTTAATGCTAGGTGAAGGAAGACCCCGACTAATATAAATAGGCAACTCAGAACTTATCTTTATATCGACCATACTATCTGTGTTAAAAATAATATCGTCTTCAAGTTTATTTCTAATATTAGCATGTATGAGTTGGGAAATATCGTAGTATACTCTATCTTGAATAGTTTTCATAATAAATTCTTTAAATCTTTAAATTGATTTAGATTTAAAAATGTTTTATCCCAAACTTTATACTTAATATTCGTTAAAACTTGCCGATACGGTATATAATGTATGCCATGTTGAACACTAACCCAAAGTTTAGTTTCGATATCATGCGGTCGCTCATAAACGGCTTTATATATATCGTCGTTCATCATGCGATAGACGTGTTCAAATAAGTTCAATAATATCTGTAATAATTTCGTCTGAAGTCTTACAACCTTCTTCGCCGTAGACATGATCCATAAAATGGTTTTCATACCAATTAGCGAAATCTTGGCTCATTAGCATATCATAAACACTCTGGGCGATTTTTTCTTTTTCGTTTTCCATGTTTTTATTATATCAGGGTTCCTAAGAAGCTTAAATTTTTCTTAAAAAATCGCACACCAGGCAAGACTCGAACTTGCATTGATCCACTTACGGTACTACCGGTTAGAAGCCGGTTCCGATACTGGTGCTTTTAAAAAATATGCTAGGCCAGGTCGCTCAGATGCTTGATGTTTGTCCTTGGAAAATAATCACAAATTGTGCCAAGTCAGGGTTGCGGATCCCTCCGTGTTCCCTCCCCAAGCTACGTCTTAGTGACGCTCTGCCCTCACTGCTAACATATATATAATATATATTAATTCTCAGCGATTTCAACTTGAAGTTCGAGATCTGCCAATTTAATATAATCGGTTAAAGGTTTAAGCTCTTCTTCGCTAGCTTCAATATCCATCCAAACCCCTTTGCCACGCAGAGGATAATCAACATTAAATACATTATAGCCAGGCGAGCAAGGGCAAGAGCATCCACAGTATGGGGAATACTTTACATTCTTAATATCGCATTTGAGTTGCTCAGCAATAACAGGGCGATTAACCTTATTAATAAGCCGGCCCATCTTTTGCCAAGTCTTGCTTTTGAATTTAAGACTCCATACATTATTCTCATTAAACCATTCGTCAGCAATCTTAGTAGCATTACTGTATACAAAGACACGAGCCTTTTGAGATCGAGATCGAGATTGCGAATAAAGTTGGATTTTTCTAATACTGGCATTCATTACAATAATTATAATATAGTTCCTTTTCGGCTTGTTGTTGATTTTGATCGAGCCACTCTTGATATTCCTGTTCAAACTTATTATATTCTGCTGGAGTTAATCCATAAACATAACTGATTCGTTCATCACATGAAATGTTCTCATTCATGTTTATATTATATCAAAGTTCCCAAAAAAAAAGAGCGGCTATTTTTAGTAGCCGCTCTTTTAAAAATATTCTTTAATTGCTTAACTACAACATAGGCTTTGATACATATTCATTTTTAAATTTTGGATCTGTATCAACAATGTGTTGGAGCTGAGCAATAATTTCAAGCTCTTCTTCTCGCTTACTGGGGCTATTTGAATTAGCTAGCGCTCTCAATCTAGAGTACAAATCACTCCATTTTTTCTGGTTCGGAGTCTGCTTCCAGGTCATCTTAACATCGGGCGCGCCGGGAAATGCATTATAATCCTCAGCATTTTCTTCGTGCCAATATTCAAGTCCCTGGCGAAGCTCGTCTACATCGAGTCTACGAGCATCATCTAATTCCTTTAACAGCTCGTAAAGTACACCGTCCAGACTCTCTTCCCCTTCTTTAAAGGCATATTTAAAATGCCCCTCAATAAGAGATTGCTTTTCCTCATCGCTAAGACTTTCTATAAATGCTTTTACTTCTGGTCCAAAGTCATGAAACCCTGGCTTATAATTAAAATCATAGCCTTCTTTGTATATTCTATAGATATTGTAAACGTCCTGGTTTTCCATATTACTATTTATTCAAAAATGATCTAATATACTGATAATATGAACTATTACCTTTGTCCTTTATATATTCAGCTAGATCTTCTTTCCTTATCCATTTTTTATCAAGCGCAATCTTCTCCAAGCATGCTATTTTATACCCGTGTCGCTCCTCAACTATCTTTACGTACTGGGCAGCATCAAGAAGCCCTTCATGTGTTCCAGTATCCAACCAAGCTACTCCGTCAAGGGTATCATATACATACAAAGTTCTTCGCGAAACGGGCCACTGAGAATCAATCGCATATTCGATCCCCATAAACTCCTTACAAAGAGATATAATCTCTAGCTCGCCGCGCGGTGAAGGAGCTATCTTTTTCGCCTTTTCTGGAGCTGTTTCATCGAGAAAATATATACCCGGTATAGCATATTGGCTCTTGGGGTGAAGAGGCTTTTCTTCAATAGAGCGAATACGACAATTATCTTCCATATCTATATCTACCACTCCATACTGCTGAGGATTAGCTACCTCTTTAGCAAAAATACAGTTATGAGATGAAGGGTGCGCCGCTGCCTCGAGTATCTTAACAAAGCGAAGATCACCATGAAAGAAGTTATCTCCTAATATCATTACGCTTGGATGACCATTAAGAAACTTCTCAGCAATGACATATGCTTCAGCGAGACCCTTGGGTGCTTCTTGCACCCCATATTCTATATTGAGACCAAACTGCTTACCATCTCCGAGCAATCGCTTAAACGCTTCAGTATCTTGCGGGGTTGTGATAATAAATATGTCTCTTATATTAGCCTGCATTAATGTAGCAAGAGGATAATAGATGGTAGGCTTATCATATATCGGCATCAATTGCTTAGATACAGATATAGTCAATGGATAAAGCCTCGTCCCTGATCCTCCAGCGAGTATAATACCTTTACGCGGCTTCATAAGCTATTACAATATTGAGCAATGGCACTCTCTAATGATTCCATTACCGGGGTTAGTGTAAACGGCGTGTCAGGTCTTTCACTACACGACCGTAATACACAATTAGATCGAGGCGTTCTTACAGTCTTCAAAAACTCATTATATGAGGAAAAGAATTCTTTATTATCTATAATATTATATTTCTTTAACAGCGCAACTACCTCTTCTGTTGTTACATATCCGGGTTGAGTTAAATTATAAATCTTTGCGCCTGGAACAAACTTCGCGGTAAGCATAAATTCTGAGAGTTTATAACAAGCGTCTACAAATTCATCTAAGTTAGAAAGAGAGTTAGTAGCATTTACAAGCCTAGGGTAGTTTATTAATTTATAGAGATAGTTGCGATGATTTGCTTCTCCATTAAAAGGTATTCTCAATCTGCAAATAGAAGTGTTGCTGAAGGGCTTTAATAACTTTTCACCTAAGTCTTTTGTGCCACTATAAAAAGACCTATATTCCTGATCAAATGTAAAGTTAGGCTTATCGCGATTTGTATACTCTATAGAAGGAGGCATTCCTTGCTCGCAAGCTTCGTCGAAGAATATACATCCAGACGAAATAAAGATATGAGGTATAAAGAATGAAGAAGCGGCCTCTGCGACCTGCCTCGGCAATAATCCATTACCAAATAAGCATTCGATTGTATTATCTTCACAACTGTCTACATTAGGATTACCAACATATCCAGAGCAGTTTATTATTGACTTAATATTATTATCCTTTAGAAACTCTTTAAACTCTTTAACGTCAAAAGGGTATCTAATACTCTTAGTAATAAAATCAATCTCCTTATCCGCGAAGTATTTCTTAAACGCGGACCCAACATAGCCTGATGAACCTAATAGCAATATCACATAGATATATATCTACGCGATTCATTTTTTCAACAGACCAAAAAAGCCCCAAGGGGCTTTTTAATAATAATCTTCCTCTCCATCATCTCGAGGTTCGAAATAATCCTGCTCACCTACTTCTCGAGCATACTCGACCCTTTCCAGGTCTTCGTCAATATCTAAATCTATCCCAAGCTTATCATTTATAAGATTAAGTATATCATATCTATCTAAGCTCATACCAGAAATATTAAGAATTTCTTGCCCTAATTTGAGAAACTCGTCGAGAGATATATATCCCACACCGTCTAATTCATCAAATAATTCTCTTACTGCCCAGGTGAGATTAACGGGTTTCGATATCTTCTGTTCATAAATAAGAGCGAGTGTTTCATCAAAGTTAGTTTGAGGTAATTTTCTCATATATATTATTTATACCCTAACTATATTTAAACAAAAAAAAGCCCCTCCGGAATAACCAGAGGGGCTTTTCAGTTGCGATTTACCTACAGGTATTATTCGCAGATACCGAGGCTGTTAATCTCACGAGCAAGGTCGCGAGTATTGACCTTAACCCATTGCTGAGTGCGACGGTCAAGCATAACACTCTCACCGCCAACGGTATGGAACTGCCCACGACTATCGCGGAACAAGGTCACATTGAAGACCTTAGGGTTCTTAGTTGCGTTGCGGTTCTTCAGGTAGTTACGATCACGTTTCATATGTTTTGTTTTTTTGTTTTGTTTTCTTGTTAGTATAGAATTTCTTCTATAAAAATATTATATTAAAGTTCCTTTTGAATTTTTCTTACTAATTGATATTTTTGTAGTTTGAATGAGGAGTTCCGCAAGAACAAAGCCGACTTATTACTCTTCCCGAGCAACCCTTACAGAAGTAAATGCCATTATGGTAGGTAGAGTTTTCTATTTCTTCAATCAATTCCGGGGTCTCGAAAATGTTACCTATCACCTCCCTGAAGGTAGTAATATAGCAAGTCCATACATAGGAAAGATCTGGGCAATCTCTCTCTTTGTTTATATACTGAAAATACTTTTTAGCCTCGGTTAGGCCGAACCTACTATTACGCTTATTCCAAACTACAACATTTGTTAGATCTAAATAGTTGCCTTCACTATCAACTTCATCTGTGACATAGTTTCCTCTGGAAGCCATAATATCGCCCTCATAGATTTCTTTGTTATTGCTGTCCTTGAGCCCGGTATATTGCTGCAGCACTACTCTATCGAGAAAGTCGAGTTCGGAATAATTAAACTCTCCGTGACTATCATATCCGATTTTATCGTATTCAAAATCTATATTTCTTACGTCTATAAATCTCTTTTCAGTAAGATGCCAAGCTCTGAATTTAATTTCTCTCATCGTTTTAAATAAATGGTGCTCCAGGTCGGATTCGAACCGACAGTGTTTACCGCGTGGGTATCAGATTTTAAGTCTAATGCGTTTCAGCCAATTTCGCCACTGGAGCTTATTATTTCTTTATATTAATATTATATTAAAGTTCCTTTTGGTCATTCGTTACGATTTTACCCGCTTCGTCGAATTTGACCGCTTCTGCACCTAGTTTTTCAGCTAGAGCGCTTAATTTGTAAGCTCGTGTATAATTACCGCCCTTCGCAGCTAGGCCTACTTTTAATAATGCCTGCCTTATATTAGACGTTGTAATAATACTTTCTATTAGTTCTTCATCGCTCACCTTAGTTTCACCATTGTTGATATTTTTACCACAATACGTTGAGGTTTGCGAGTGACAATTAGGACAAATAAATCTTAGATTATCTATCTTACAGTTGCAAGGATTACCATCTATATGATCTAAATGCATCTGAAGAGAATTACCTTCCCACTCACTAATATTACATATCTCACACACACTATCATTCCAATTTAGCTCTTTTGTTAGAACCTTACGTAAACGATTATTTGAAATGAATGATTGTCCAGATAATATTCTTTCCACGCATTCTCGTTTTTTAGTTTCAATCGATTTTATTCGATGCTCATCCATAAAAACAATCTTCTTTTTACCGTCCACATACGATGCCTTAACCCCATGCGAATTTTTCATTCTTAGAGCAGGGCATTTGTTGATAGATCGCTCACAGCATATTTTTTTATTTTTAAGCTCAAAAGTGCCTTCTCTATTACATCCATAGCTACACGTTTTTTTCATATATGTATTTATGGCAAACTCGCTTTTAATACTTAAAATTTCTTTTTTCTTTCTATTTTTTTTGTTTAAGTCTCTTGACCCAGGCATTAAAATTTACTCCTCAACACCAGTTATCATATAATAAATGGTCAATATAAATGCTACTAAAATAATTCCAATCATTGTTCTTTTTTGGTAAAATTATCAATATAAAGCGTAAGAACGCCCCACAGCGCTATATCAATTGATAAACAAATCATTGCTGCGAATGTTCCAAAGAACGTTAGTAATAACGCATAGAACAAAATTTCAAAGAAGAAAATTCCCAATACTATTTTTGTCGACGATTCCATTTTGTTGCTGCTTGTTGTCTACTATTATTAAATCTAGAGTCTCTTACATCTGCCCCACAGTCATTGTTCTTACAAAGAACTCCGAACCCCCATGGGTTGTCATAAATCTTACCTTTACCGCCACAAAACGGGCAAGGTAAAAGTTCAATATCTTTTATTTCTTTCACAATCTTATTATATCAAAGTTCCCTATGAACAGAGTTGAGAAACTCAATACAATCTTGCTTAAAGGGGTCATCTGGAAAATCAACACCATAGTAATCTTCAATACGGAGATACCTCTCGAGCTCGATACCGATTACTTTAAGTTTATCTCGATTATCATACACAGGTAGATTATCAATCAATACATTATTTTCATTTCTATACTTCGACTCTTGCTGTCTAACAAAATATTTAATCTGCTCGCGAGAAATAATCTGCTCGCGATTGAATCCGAAGTCTGCCTTATTACAAATATCAAAAGCATATTCGTATGTAGCAGCAGTTAGGATGAGAACATTCTTATGACCAACAAGTTTGCGCGAGTAGTCAATAACATCCTTACTATCCTTTCTCACTTTTACATAGTAAGTATCCGTAGACGACCATGCCCCGCTATCAAGATGGATGGAGAAATCATGGTCCCCATTTTTTGATTCTGTCATAGAATGAATGAGGGTCTCGTCGAGGTCCCAAAATACACAGTTAATCATAATACACTATAATCTAAATTTATACAAGTTCAATTCTTTTTCTAACAATAGTTTCAAGCCCATTATAGTTGCTTTGAATCTCGGGAATGACTCTATGCCGCAGCCAGTTGCGTCTGCTATAGACAATATCCGAGTTAGAGGGGTCGCTCTCAATCCAATCCCATAGATTGTTATCATTGAGATATTTTACAATAGACTTCTTCGGGGTAGTGATGAATGGTCTAACAATCTTACAGTTATCTCCTCGCATAGTAGAGAGAGGAATAGGCATATACTCTGGTACACCATTGAAGCAGTTCATCAAATAGGACTCAACACAATCTCCAAGATGATGACATACTACTACCTCATTTACTTTACCTAAGCCATTTTCATTTATAGCCTCTGTAATAAGATTGTATCTAATATCTCTCAGTTCAGACTCAGACATACCTTTAGTATATGAAGTATTACTCTTCACAATACCAGTAATAGGGTATTTGGATTTACAAGCAGAGTTAAGCCAAGGAACATAGCGCTCAAAACGTCTTTGCGCTTTAGCAGCATACTCAGTGCCATGATTGATATGAATCAAACAAACCTTTCTATACCCTTGCGAGAGATAATGAGACATAGCAACACTATCCTCGCCCATAGATACAGCGCAGAAAAGAGTATCAGTCTTATTAGTCTCAATAAGTTTCTTATTTAACTTCATCATCTTCTTTATTATATTATAATAAAGTTCCTTTTTAATCAAGATCCCGCTAGAATATATACATCATTATCTTCAATGCAAAGCCCTTCGAGAAAGACATGATGACCATCTACAACATTATCGAAGAAAGTAATAATATCTCTCCAGGTCGGATTGGATACTTTTTCAATAGCAGTATCCTCCCACCCTTCATATACCAGATTGACATCTCCTCCTATCACAGGCTCCTCAGATAGGATATCCGGATGAGAGACTAACCAGCCATTCTTCTTAGTAGACTTGTGCTCTGCGTCCTTGAAGACAGAAAAGATTGTGCGAGGAGACTTGCCAATAAGTTCTTTTACTGCTCGCTGAAGGTCCTCTTCTTCGCTTACCTTATTGTATTCGATTTGGATTTTGGTCATAATAATATTATATTAAAGTTCCTTTGCCGTTAGGAGCTTGAGCCTCGCTATCCTGGTTGGAAGCCAGGCACATCACCATATATGCTTACAGGCCGTTAATAACGAATATAAAAATGATATTCGTAAAATATTTTATCTAAGTTCCTTTTCTCTAAAAGAGCAACAAACCCCTCCCAATCATTACAAGCCCTATTCCATCCCTTTAGTGCCATCTTTTTTAGAATAGCGTCGGTAGATGTATTTGCTTTGACCATCTTATTTAGAAAATCCATAACCTCATTTGTTATATTGATTTCTCTCATACTAATCTCTATTTAGTTTAAGATGTTATAGATAGTTCAAGTATCCCTTGAACTATTCAGATTATTTTAAACCTTATCTGAGGGTATCTGTTTGCTCGGTCAATGCTCTTTTCTCTTCCTGCTTCATCTTTACTTGTCTATTCACCCAACCGTTGAATAAAATAAAGAATAAAAGCAAAGCGCTGAGAAGGCATACACTAATGAGGCCAGACCGACCTTCATCTCTTTTCCTAACTACTTTCACGCTGCTAATAAATGGTGTCATTTTATATATGTTTTAATTGTTTCGATTGTTCCAAAGTCATTAAAGCAATAGTCGAAGAGTCTATCTTCGGCATCCGTTTTTTCAAGATTATGTCTCTTGAGAAAACTATTGAAGTAATGGTCTTGAGCGGTAGCAAGAGCCTGGACCAAGTCTCGAGTCTTGCTAAGGTCTTCGAAGAGAGGAAGGCTATTCATATCCCCCTCTTTACAATCCTTAAAATCTTCAATAGACAATACAACCCCGCTCACAATATGCGCTCTGTATTCAAGCCATAAATCTTCTCCTTCATCATTTTTAACAGAGGTATAGAATACAATATAACCAGTCGCTGGAGCAAACTCCCATTCAGAAGACTCTCGCTCTAGGGTAGGGAATCTACTAAGCCAGTCGCCACCTTTTTTCGTAGAGCGTTGTTCTACTGTCTTATATTTGACTCTTTCGATATAGAGTTTATTATCTTCTCTAACCTCGTAGTTGAACATCAAGCACTCAAGGTCTTTAGTCTGAAAAACAGGCTCTGTATCTTTAGGCCATGACTCAGGCATTTCAGCCTTCACAGTGATAGTATCAAACATTCCCATATTATTCTCCTTTTAGTTCTTCAAAAATAAAGTATTCGCTAATCTCCAGCATAATTGCATCTTCAATCCTATCGAAGATGACAGTTTCATCTGGCTTATCGGTATGCTTATGAGCGCGATTCCATCCAATGTGAATGCCTTTTTCAATACACTCTCGAACGAGTTTATAAGTATTCGCTTTCATTAGTATCTATACTTCTTGTCTTGTAGTTTGTCTTCTACTTCATCGATAAGGCGAGAAATCTTTGAAGACTCTTCACTATTAACTTCATTTACAAATTTATAATAAATCCTGATACTGCCGAACTTAGTTTTGATTTGCTCAAACTCAATAGCATCGGGATTGACATTATTGATATTTTCACAGAGAGTATCAATTTCATCATACCACTCTGTTGGGATTTCAAGACCCCAACACATACATGTTTGCTCCATTGGCAAACTTACTTGCCTAAACAGCTTAGGATACTTCGCAAAAATAATCTTTTCTCTTTCGTCAAAATTCATTGAAATATTAGTTCTAAAAAAAATTTTACATCCCTATTGGTGACATAGGTGGTATTCATATCAGATACATAAGTCTGAGAACTTACCCGTCGCAGGTCTTCTCGAGTCATTAGTTCTGTCCAGTTGCTCTTCGTAGAAGCACAACTTGTAAGTAGGCAAGCAGCGCTTAGTAGTATAGTATATTTCATATTATTAAAGTTTAAAAGGGAGTCTATCCAGGGCGCGGCCTAAAGCAATCTTTACACCCTTCTTGCGATCATAGTTCTCCTTGTCAGAGCATCTAGCCAACCCATCAGTAACAAAACTCTCATTTTGAAAAATCTGAACCTCTGTAGACCCTCCTCTCTCGTGCGGTCGGTTCCCCTCAACATATCGACGGGTATGAAATACCCTTACCCTATAACCTTTTTGTCTTAGCGATTTTACTGTTTCCATATTTATATTATATCAAAGTTCCTATGAAAGTTTTTGTACGCACATTCCAATCTCATTACATGCCTCAATATTACAGCACATGCTGCGAGAACATTGATATTGAATTTTGGCTTTGCGAAAAATCTTATCGTAGTTCGTCGCATATTTCTTACGGTCGACTGGCCTTGGTTTATCTCCTTTACCCGCGCTCATATTTACCATTGAATGTTTTTACTAAATTCCGGGTCTCCAAGACCCTCCAGATTATTAGATTTTTCGTGAAGTTCTTTCAAGGTAGGGCTCCATGAAAACACTCTAAGAGCGTGATCTACTTCAAGCCATGACACTCCCAGCGCATTACCTAAAGAATGAACAATAAAGACCCACAAAAAGTTACCAACTATCCACGCAGTAGCTAAAACAGTGCCGAACGCACTCCACACGGTTTCAAATATTTCTCTCATAAATCAAAAATTAAGACAAGTATAAAAAATCCAAAATGCTAATTTATTAACAATCCAAGTATACACTAACAATGCTGGAATAACCAGCAAACATCCCATACATCCATCTTTCATTTTTTAATCTCCTTTACGATTCTATCTACCATATATGCTGGCATAATTTCATTTTCTTCTTCTGTAAATGTCTGAATAATTATATCTTCGTCATTGATAAGAACGCGCCTCACATAACCTGAATCTACAAGATTAGAGATAATGGGGCGAATCATTTCACGGTCGTTCTCGGTGTTACCCTTTGTGAGGCCTATTACTATGCTCATTTGTGTATTGTTTTAATATAATCTAAAAGTTTATACATTTCAAATATTTTTTCCCCGATTTTTTCCCAAGACTCTGCTTCCAGTTCTGCTTGAACCATATCCCAGCCTTTTTTTCTTTTTGAAATCATACTCGTAGCAGGTCTTTTATCAATCCTAAACTGGACCCAATGCCGGAACTCGTGAAATATAGTTTGTATAAACTCTTCAAATGTTTCGTTATTATCTAAGTTTACATATATAGTTTCTCCGTAATAATACCACCCCGCGAGAGTCTCATCATATTTAATCTTGATAGATATATTATGATTTGTTTTAGAGCGGTTGGTAAAAATCCATTCGTATGTAGCAGTTAGGCAATGCGAGAGTAGTTTCCAGTCTAAGTTGCACTTATACTTTTCTTCAATCTTTTCTATATCTTTCTTAGACGGCTTTAACTGTATTTTCATATGAGTGTTTCCAGATAGCAGAATCTCCTCTACCATACTTTACAAGATGACCCTCGGAAGTCAACGCTCTAAGTAGATATCCCGCACGGGTAGCATCCACTTTAAGTTCTTTACATACGCGCTGAATAGTAATACCAGGCGGCTCGTTGAGAGCGCGAATCTTTTCCAGTTCTTCATCTTTACGCTTCGCTTTAGGCTTAGCGCGCTCTTCCTTAGGAGCGACTTCTTTATCAAAGTCAAACCCGCTAGAGCCAAAATACATTGAGATTTCAGAGAGGCAGCCGTATCGATTCTTTGTAGTAGCAACAGTTCTAAACGAACTATCATCTTCGTCTACAGTAATATCCATATTGACATCAACAGCATGAGGGATAGTAGTAGAGCCTTTATACATACCATTCTTCGTAATATGTAGAATAATACACATAGCAGTCTCGAACTCCTTACAAGCCCCTACAAGTTTAGCAATAGCACTCTCTTGAGCAGTTCTGTTAAGGCGAGAACCATTCTCAGACAAGCAAGGGAATGAATCAAACACTACAAAGTCCATCTCCTCCATGAACGAAATAATCTTATCGATATCAGTCTCGTTCGCAACATAGACATTTTTGATTTTAAGTCGCCGCGAAGTATACGCAATCATCTCAATAGACTCTTCACCGGTAATATAAGCAGTCTTGTATCCGTTATTAGATAGAGACTCACAAAGTTGTAGCAGCAGGGTAGTATTGTGATGAATTACGCCGTTAGGGGTGATATAAACATGCGGCGCATCAAGGGAAATATCATATACATCAGAAATATCATTATCAATGATATTCCTTCTAATAATTTTATCCCCGCCATCAATTGTATCCACGCTATTGCACGCTTCAATCTTTTTACACACTCCGTTTTCAAAGACTAGATGCTCATTTGATACCTTTAACCTCTTTCCTGATTTTAAAAATACCTCATGCAGTGTATGGTTTGTTTTTCTGATATACCCTCTAATAGGAATTAGATTCTTTTGCGGATCAAGAGTATAAAGCTGCTCATTGCTGAATTCGATTTCGTTAGGAGCAATACCGACCTTTAGAAAGTCAAATAGATCTTTAAAGGTTACATTAATTTGTTTCATTATTTTCGATTATATTATTAATTTTTGTTTTAATTATAGTAGGGTTCCATTTTGTAAAATCATCCTCCCATATTACTACTACTCTATAGCCTTTTTCTTCTGCGAATATTTTCTTGCGATTATCTTTTTTCCAAATTTCTTCTGCTGATAAATTAATTACAGGGTGTATATAGTCCTTAGTAAATTTCTTAGGATTACAATGCCAGAAATCGCCGTTGAATTCTATTAAGATCTTTTTTTTATGATTAATAAAATCATAAATAAACATTTTATTTTCGTCTGTCAGAACATATTGAGGGGTGTATTCCTCGCCGAGAATTTCGCCTAATTTTTTCTCCATCGCTGACGGGCCTCTATATATAACCCTCCTATGTATTATAGTTGGATCTATTTCTATTGCTTTCGATAAAGAATTAGCCCATTTTATGTTTCTTTCTTTTATTTTATTTTCAACTTCTTCTTCGCTAAAGCCTTTTTGTCTATAGAAATCCCGACCTCTTGATTGATTCTTATGGTGACCGTTTTTATACCACGTCTCGACTCTTTGCTTAATTAATTCAGGTATTCTAGATTTTTTACTCAACTCGGTCTGTAATTTTTTTATTTTTTTAACACTCTCATCATAGCTATACCCTCTTACAATCCAGTAAAATACCCTCCTATAGTTATACTTCTCTCCATACTTTTGTTTGAAAAAACTACTGAATTCTCTATTAAAATTATAAAGAGATATTTGATCTCGCTTTAAAATATTTTCTGCAAATTCTTTAATTTCATCAGTGTTTATAAAGTGATGAATATTATTTTTGTAATTTTTAGTTCGTTTTGCAATAATATTAGATATATCATCGATAGTATCGACGATAGCATATATAGTATTTCTCTTAGTTATCCAGGTCATATATATATTTATGACCCGGGCATGGAATTTACCCCACCCGGGATAAAATAAAATTATTTAATCTGTTGATTAAATCGTCTGATCCAAAAATCGTAATTTCCTGATCACCAGCATGACACTTGCCTGAGCCTGGCGCGGCAGCAATCGTAGACACCGAGCCAGGCAAAATACCTTCGCCGCCATAGATTGTATCTAACTGCTTAACTCCCGTTTTCATTCTATTAAAGAATGAGTTAGGAACAATAACATCACTGATTTTAGTTAGTTTAGTTTTAGTATGATTAATAATCATTTTTTTGTTTGTTTATTTTGTTCTCTTATTATAACAGAGTTCCTTTTATCTTTTTCTATTAAAATCAGACCCCACACAAAACAACTTCGACTGGGCTACCACAATCAGGGCACTTGCCATCTTTGACGTCTCCATCGCAGTGCTGCTCATGCCATCCGCAACGCTCACTCTTGACTTCTAAGATATGTTTACAATATCCAGGCCGGTGCTCAAACGCAGGGCAACTACATTCGTAGTCGTATTCATAGTCCCCGTCATATTGCTTCTGAAATGATACAGTATAGGTGTTATCTTTGCTGCCTTTGACTTCTTTTTTCCAGAAGACATTGGAGCAGCATTGCCGCATAGGAATGATATCTAACATTTTTTTCTTATATTATAAGAAAGTTCCTTATTAAAAAGTTGCTAACGCTTCTTTCAACTCGGAAACTGGGGCAACAGTTTGTTGCTTACCCAAGTCATAATACGCTCGCTCGAGCCAGTGGTTGTTATACAAATAAAGTTTTCCTTCCCTCTTAAGAGGCTTAGCAGCGGTTTTATAATCTATTTTACGCTCTTTCATCATATAATCAACTACAGAAACAAACTCATCTTTTACATCAACAATAGGAACGGGCGGAGGAGATACAACTCCAGTACTCGCTTTCACTAAGTTAATAAACCAATCTTTGCCAATCTTAGTGCCCGGGCATGTCTTCGAAGTCTTTGGGTCATCTCTATGAAAGAGAATAGTTTTGCTATTTGCCTCAACACCAATCCACTCCAGCAAATCAGCAGTAGCCTTAGCGGTAGTATTCCAGCACTCTTTGCCGCGGCCGTTGAGCGGGTCTTCTACATCATAGTTGCCCAATACCTCTATGCCAATGGTATAGGAGTTAAAAGACGCTGCGTGAATGCCCGCGGTAGTGAGAGGGGTCATGCCATATATCTCATTCTCATCAGTAAAGAGATGCGGCCCTCTATTCCATCCTAATGTATTCTTATAGAAGCCGCTTATGTTATGGATATGTTCTATCAAGAGACCCTTAGGTCTCTGAGCGAGAGAAGGTGCCGCGGTATGATGAATAACCACAGCCCTAACCCAAGATGGTTTCTTTACAGTTTTAAGATACTCCTTGAAAGAAGCATTCGACCAGACCTTTCCAACATTCGCGTATGACATATAAAAATATTTAGGCAGATAGCCAAAGACCATCCACCTAAATATTTTCTTTTATGCTGCTTTCAAATAATCAAGAGCCTTAACAGACATGGTAGGCATAGTAAGAGTGCGAATAAACTTGGTCGCGGAAGTCTTTTGGTAAGATTCGAACTCAGTTACTGCGTTAAAGGCATCCCATCTGGTCTGACCTTCATTCGCCAACCCATGGCCGAACTTCATCAAGATTTTCTCACGCTTCTTTTCAGTGCGGTCGCTCTCGCCCTTTTGCTTAGGGATAAGATTCTCAATAAGTTTAACCATCTCATCGCGACTGAACTTCTTAGATTGAAGACTCTCAGCAAGAGAGGTAAAACTCCTAGCAGCATTGATACTATTAGTAATATTATCTTTGAATACTTCAACGCGATCATCAAACCTCATGTTATGTCGAAGAGACGGAAGGTCAGAGTTGCGATTTTGATCCTTTACCAGGTGAAAACTATTCATACAACTAATTCGAATAGTAGAAGGCACAATGCGATTAGAAGACTTTCCTCGGTGGTCAATAATCGTATAGAAATAACCATCAATCGGGTCTTTGTCTAGTCCAAGGTCACCAATTTCGCTTCGAATAACAAGTTGTGACCCGGTAGCGTTCTCGGTAAAGCCTGTATGCCTGATATCCCCATTGACTCGCTTACAGGCCTCGCTGATAGTATCAATCATCTCATCGAGTTGGATGGGACGATACTTGTCAGTACAGATACCGATATGCTGCTCCGAATCATCTCTTGTTAGAGACCAAAGATTCGGAAGTTGAAGACCTGCTTTAGTAAACAAGGGTTGCTTGCTAACATTAAAGTGTGGGATTTCGTTCAGTGTATTGATGTTTTTGAATATTTTCATTTTGTTTCCTATATTTTATTTGAGTTCCTTTTGTTTATTTTTACACCGTTCAGATATAATAGCCATAGCATTAGATTCTGTCAAACCTAAATTCATTAGTTCTTTTAATATATGCTTTATTAGCAAATACTCAACCCCTTTAAGTTTGAATTTTCTACCACTTACTGAGTCTATTACCCTTAACGACACGAAGTCAATCATATTCAGGCATATTTAGTTTTGAATAGTTGACTTCACCGCTTGATGTTTTATAATGATAGTAGTTGTTAATATTATTGTATAGTTCCCTTTGAACTGATTTAGTGGGCGAACTATTGCGCTTGTTGCGGTCGCTAACGAAGTTCCTTAGGTGGCACTTACAAATAAGAACATAGGGGCAAGTATTACACCCCGTAGATGCTCTTACTAAATCTGGCCGATGACAAGTATCTTTTACCAAATCTTCATAAAAGGCGATTTTCGAATTATGAGGCAACTCACTGAATGGAGTCTTCTGCGTTAAAGAAAATCCTGATACATATTCAATAAGTTCTTGCAACTTCTCATTGCGAGATACTTTACGCTTTTTTTCTGGCGGCTCAATACCAAGTTTAATAAGAGTATTGCGACCAATGCCTTTTATCTTGAGCAGGTCTTTAGCGCTGTTAAACTGATATTTATCTCTATAAAGAACAATGCGATTCGCTGTTCCTTTTCCAATACCTGGCAGTTTAATAAGCGACTTGAAATCTAAACTATTAAAGTCTTTAATATTCATTCTTGAATTGAATTACGTTTATAGGTGTTCGTTTGATTGATTCATCAATACAGAGTAAAACTGCTATGATTTCTCTCAATTCTACATCATCTCTTTCAATAACACTATAGATAGTTTGCTTCTCTTTTAAGGTAAGAGAGTAATTATCCTTTGTGTAGTCAAATATAGATTGTGAAAGATTGAAAATAAATTCATCGGATTTCATTATGACCAATAATCGTCATCATCAGGAATCATCAGGAGAAAGATATCATCAAGGTCAGTAAAACTTTGAGCATCAATTTTATTAGCAGCAGCAGGAGCGTCTTTAGTTAGCATTACAATGCTCTCATACGCATACTGGCCAATAATATTAGAACAATAAGCCTTTGATTCAAATACTTTGTTAAAATTAAAATTAGTTGACAATTCCTCTGCGTAAACTTCGCAGATATAATTTAGTATATGCTTATATTTTGTAGCCTGGGTCGGTGAAAGGTCCTTCAAGAGACGCTTCTTACAATTAGCCCCAGGAGACCATTTGATAGATTCGATAAACTGCCAAAACTGGAGCCTCTCATTCGGGTCGAGCATTTCAATACGTTCGATCAATTTCATTTATTTGTTTTTTCGTTTTTCATTTTTGTTTTTTTATTATACAAAAGTTCCTTATTCAAAATAATTATTTATTTTTTGTTGTTCTAATATTTCTAAAATATCTCTTTTAAGATACGGCAAATAATATTCTTTTACTTCGGCAGAAGCACTCGGGTCGCTATTGAAATATATTATTTTAAGTTCTACGCATTTCTTGCCAGTAAGTTGCTCCTTCATATAAGCATACATGCTCAACTGTAAGCAATAGTTGCTATATTCACAGTTTGGTAAATGGTCTACAGGAGATAATAAAAACGTATCACTCTTAAAACTATTTGTAAATCTAAACTTTTTATTTGTCTTGAGGTCCCATATCTTAAAATGGTCTTTATTTTCAAATATAATATCTGCGGTCCCAGCAACCTTATGGATATCATTATACATCCTCTCTTCTGCTATAACATTATAATGAGAATGCTCTTTAAGTTGACTCTTAAAGTAATCAATGAGTATGCTATAGTCTTTATTGTCTTCTCCGGTCTTTAAGAATGTTTCTAAGATAGCATGGATAGCAGTCCCTCTTGTTGTAGATATTCTATTTAAATCCTCCCAGTGCTTTTTAACATCTTCAACGAGAAGACCTTCCTTAGCGGCAAAACGAGCGGCTTGCTCGTCAACATTAAACTTAGGCTTATATTTGCCAAGAAGGGTTGTTACTGATATATAATCCTCGCCTGTTTGAGTATTAGTATATCTATGATTTTTCTCATCAAAAACTATAGCCATATATAACTATATTCTACTTTAAAACAAAATCAACTACTAATCGTATCCGCCGTAGGGAGAAGTATCATTTACATCCATATCGAATATTTCAGTTTTACTGTAAGTATCAATATCAAATGTGTATGATTTATTTTCTGTCTTAGGAGTATCCCCTCCCGAAAGTCTGCCAGAGAAGGCATTATCATAGATAAGATTATTAGCACCCTCAGCCGATAGGCCAGGCTGATAAGAGAACTCAAATCGTCTCGCTCTTATTCTCCAAACGTAATGACCGCCTAATGGGTTTATCTTGCCCATATCAGACTCCATACGCTCTGTTATAATGAACTGTTTGCCTGAGCGCCCATTAGGTCTTGTATTGCCATACTCTTCAAGTTCGAATACATCATCTGCTTTAGGTTCAATATATTGACCCTTTGTGCTGTGTATAGAATCGCCAGCAAAGGCTTCAGCAAAAGAAGATATGTGAACATAAGCAGTTACGTTATCATCTGCTCTCAAGCCAAACTTAGAAAACTGTATAGCGTCTTCTTCAAGTTCGATATACATCAATATAGTCTTAGGGGTATGGTAAACTGCTTGAGGCTGCTCGCCGTATATAGCATCCGCTCCTGACAGTGTTGTGGTGTTTACATAATAAAGCACCGGTATGCCATATAGATTGATTGCGTCTTTTATTATTTCAGAGATAGTTCCTGAGTCAGGATTACAAGCCTTATTTGAAAACCTTGTAGTACAATCATCATTGCCGTTCTGTGCCCCTGTAAAGAAGCAGCTATCGCTGGTTTGAGACAGTTGATAATAGTTGCCGCAAGAATCACTCATTTTTTATTAAAATAAAACATTGACGCTGGGGTTCAAACCTAATAGTTATAGGCATATTGGACAGTTTCTTAGGATGCTCTCTATCTAAATCTGTTATGCCGTACATCGAGCATATTTGTTTTACGTCAGCGTCAGAGAGCATCTCCATAGTCTTAACGCCGGTTCTTAAATGCTCTACCTTTGGATGACAACTCGCGTCGTGTTGCCGACTCTTTGCTATACCTTTTATATCTGATATACCTTCACCTGCGCGAAGGTCGCCCGCGGTATTAAACGGGCTATGTAATGGAGACATTTCTCTCTGCGCTGTGGAGAGTTTAGAGCCAAAGTATTCTAAGAAAGTCATCACACTATTATTTAGGAGGGAATATAAAAAAAGGCCGGGTCTATTAAACCCGACCTTTTATTAGGTTTTTGTGTTTATATTAGTTACCAAATGCGTGAGAGCCAGGAGTTCCGGGGCGTCTTGCTTTGACTTTCATGTTACCATGGTCGGATTTACCGCCATGACCTTTCTTAGGATTAACGAGAGCGTGTCCGTAATCCCCGTCTTCGCCAACTTCATCGGTGTAGCTACCATCACCGCCGCCAGAACTAGTCGGAAGATTGCCAACTTTTTGGCTACCTCTACTGGTAAGTTTGGAGACACCATCGGGGGCTTTTTGGAACTCAACCCCTTCAGGGAAAGGCGATTTCATGCCTTCATCTTCTCCCATATCTTCTCCCATATCTTCTCCCATATCTTCTCCCATATCTTCTCCACTGCCGAGCATTCCCTCGAGCGCGTCGTAGAGTTGTTGGGCAATATCGCGAGGCAAAGTGAGGGTAACTTCATCGCCTTCGTCGCCCGTATCAGCGCCTTCAGCATCAAAGTCTTCGCCAGTCTCAAGACCGAGAGCGGCGTTGTCATCTTCCATTACTTCTTCATAGAGCCTATCAAATAAGTTATTTCTCATACTGGTATTTATGCTTTCTTTTGCTATTTTCTTGATTTTTTTATCATTTTTTCGCTGAGGCTCCTCTGTAGGCTTCTCAACGCCTTTCACCATATGAGGGCCTTTTTCTTTCTTGCCTAAGCCGGTAAAACTTCCTTTTGCGTTCTTTTTATGTTTGCCGCCTTTTGCGCCTGGAAGATTCTGGTCTCCAGGGCCTTTCTTTTTGGCTTCAGTTAAAAAAGTGGTTTGAAATGCCTCGTAAATGCCAGCGATATCGTTGTGGTTCATATTTTTATTTATGATAGTTAAGCGATTTTCCAATAAAAAATAAAAAAACACCATAAATAATAGCATGGCAACATTTACAAACAACTCTCTTAACGTTACTCTTCCCGAACCGGATTTACTTTTAACTGAACTTTCAACTCACGTGGATTTTGTCAGCGCTGGGACTGTTGAAGGTAAAAACGTCCTCGGGGTAGCTTTCAATAAACTAGATACTCTCGTCGGAACAATGGTAGCTCTAAGTGCTTCGACTGGTGTAAAGTTCCGCGTTGACCGGGCCTATAATAACCAACAAATGGGCGTTATACTTCAAGATAGAAGTGTATGCTTATTTACTGCTCTTACTGCCTTTGGTGAAACAACTCGTCAAAACCTCACTGCGAGTTCTTTCGACCACAGTTATGAAGAACTTCGCCGACTTAAAACGCTTGGCTACATTTGAGTCTGAAAAAGCGACCAACCCATAGATTCGAGGTCTCCCATATCGGTATCCTCGATACTATTATTGAAGACAACGGGCATTCCAATATGCTCGTTGTTTTTGTCTGATAAGGTATATATCGAGTTAGGGTTGGAGAAATACTTTAGGCCATATTCCAATGGCTTTATAACTCTCGGCTTGCCATTCAAATCACTCTCTACTACTTCAAAGTATTTGAGAACTATATCATTATGGAGCACCATGAGGGCCCATGACATAGACATAACTCTATCATCATGATGACCTGACTCAGCAGCCCAACTCTTATTAGGCTTCCTGACAAAATGCTTAAACTCATTTAAGCAATCCTTACTATATATTCTCAATGAATCTAAATCATTCATCCAATATCTCATATTGGTAATAGCCTGATACTTTGTATTGGTATGCGAAATCATTCCGAGTTGCTCTCTCGCTCTATTTGCTTTGCCTGCGCCATATGATACTATATTTTCATAGTGCTCCTCATTAACCAGTTTGTCTATAATCTGCGCTCCCGGGCCATTTCTCTCTATGAGTGCTAAGGGATTACCATAATGCGCAAGTACTTCTTTTACTTTGGTTATAAAGTTATAGGGAGATATATCATTAGCGGCATATTCGGCTACTTGCTCGATACATTGTAGGTCAGTAATATCAAGAACTTGAATGACAGAAAAGTCCTGACCTATACCTTCAGCGATATCAATACCTGCTACATAGACGCGCTCAGGGTCTGGAGACTTATAAACCTTATATACCCCGTCATCAAGAACTAAATCTGGATCGCATAAACGCATCTTAAACTGCTCAAACTGCTCATAGTTAATAGCGGATTGACCGGCAGAATGGAATTCAAGTTCAAATTCTTGAGCCCATAAGTCTTCACTCTCAAGAGACGCTTTTGTGATTCTCGCCCACTCAGCATCTCTACCAGGTATTTCTGACCAATGTATTCTCAATGGCGCCCATCCATTCTCTCCTTTTTCCGCCCCAGACCATAACTGATAGAATAAGTTATCAGTACCGTTAGGGGTTGATGCTATAAGAATCTTAGACTTCTTGGACGCAGAAATAATAGGATAAACCGCGGCCCAGAACTCTTTCATGAGGTGGGTATTATGGTTTGAAATATTATTGCCATAAAATGTCTGACAATCCTCTACGTCTACAACATCAAATAGCGGGCAGTCCGGTATTTCGGCAATACTCTCAGCAATAACAAACTTGTGCTCGTTGGTTTCGAAATCGTAGGATTTTATTTTTTTGCCTATACTGTCTTTTGCATATGTAAACTCTCCTGAACTCTCCTCGAATTCATGCTCAGGAGATACTATTATTGAATCTCCACTTGTAAAGGTCACTGCGATGGCCCTTCTCGGGGAATATTTTTTAATTCCCTTAAATTTCTTCCAGCCAGCGCTAGTAAGTATTTCCCAGTTGTCTACATATTCTGTTAGGAACATTTGAGCAGCAACTTCAATAGACATTTTTTTAACTTCCCCGGTTACATTATTCCGTAAAATAATCTCTGTATCTCCCCCAACACATTCAATGTGCGCTAACTCATCAAGTATTAGCAGGTCGCAAGAACTACCCCGACCAGCAGAACTTGTAGTAGTTGTAATACCTATCCGAGAACCGTTCTCAAACTCAGCAGATGTTTTGCCATACTCCTTTACAGCAGGCTTTAGCCAGTTAGGAAGTTCTTCATATGCTAATCGAATACGTCTAAAGATTTCTATGGCAGTAGCCTCTTTGTTAGCGACAAGTAGTATTCTTTGGTCTTGCTTAAAGCAAGCAATCCAGAGAGCAAAAATGGTCATTAGAGTAGATTTACCTACCTGTCTGGAAGCGCATGTTATTGTAAATCTATTTGCTTCAAAGAGCCTTAGTGCCTTTTTTTGACACTCATGTAGTTTTATCTTGCGTCTACCCTCCCCAGGCTCAATAATAAAGAAGAAGTTCTCAGCAAAGTATACTATATTCTTACTGGCCTTTTTTAGAGCAGCGATTTGCTCTGGGGTATACTCGAACTTTGCCCCGCGCCTCGGAAGGTTGGGGTTGTTCATGTAGAACTGATCTTCCATATTTTTTATTTACACTCTATCCTGCAAGAATTTATATGTTTCATAGAACGTCTCCATATTTTACAAATAAATATATTTATGGCAATCAATCCAAATAACCAAGATTATATATCTTCACCTCTCAATAAATCTCTCGCAGATAAGTTTTTAATGGTATTAAAATTGCCAGAAGCACTAAAGCCTATCAATGAAAAGTTTAGACGTGATAATAAAAGTTTGCAACTCGATACCCTACAATTCTCTATCTGGGGCGCTGTAGTTCCTAAGATAAGTGTACCCGCTGTAGATTTAAAATATATGGGGGCAAATTTTCCTATTTCATCGCATTTTTATCCTGCTTGGGACCCTATTACTATCAAGTTTGAAGTGGATAATCTATGGTCCAACTACTGGGTAATATATCAATGGCTCAATCTGATGCGCAATGATAAAGCAGG